ACTCCTGCTCCTGTTAAAGCATCAAAATCTATATAATCTCCTTGAGATCGACCATGCGAATTACTTGTAACAGTAACGGTTGTTCCTGATTGAGTGTAGGTTGCGGTTATTGTCTGTCCACCTGTAGCAAATCCAATACTCTGTATTAGTCTTTTTAGATTTAAAGAAAACACACCTCCTAAATCAATCGTATTTGCAAAATCATAAGTTGCTGTAAGATTGCTTGAAGGATCTGTAAGTTGTAAGGCTCCCGATGTTACTGTGCAATTTGTCTTTGTTCCTCCAAAAGGTGTAGAGTCTGTATCTTCTCTATCCTCTAATATCTGTTGACTATCAATTAAATCTGGTAAATCTAATATAACAGAAGTCTCTCCAGTACTAAAGTTTCCTTGATCATCACGGAACTTAAGAATATACTCTCCGTCAAGACTTGGCACTACCGCTTCTGTGGTATTACCTGCAAGAGCTTCTATCAAATCAACAGAATTTTGAAACGTACCACTACCATCTGTCTTATTACTATGACGTACATATACTTTTCCACCATGTATAACATCAGGATCTATAGATTCTGTCCATCTAAGTCTTATTAATTTATTTGTTACAGGTTCGATACTCAAATTCTGTACATCTCCTGGAGGCTCGGTTTTGCCGACAGCATTGAAAGTTATATCAGTCGAAGTAGTAGATAACTCTAAAGCAGCATTATAAGAATAAACCTTAATTTCATACGGACCAGCAATAGTATCTAATATTTCAAAATCAGTTCTAAATACTGTTTCCGATACCCAGTTAGTATTATTAAATCTGTATTGAACTAAATATTGACTTACTCCTGTAACAGATACCCAAGATATAATTAATTTTGTTCGTGCTACAGCATTAATTACTACAGTTATTTCATTTGCTTGGACGTTTGATGGAGGATCTTTTGTTTCATTCAACAATGAAATATTTCTAGCGGGTAAAGAAATTCCTTGCTCTATATTTGCATATTTACCAGCAATATAAGTTAAAGCAGATATTGTGTACTGTATTCTATCTTTTTCTTCAACACTTATAACTCTGTAAGTTTGAGCCTCTAGATTAGAACTTTGTAAAAGCCATAAACTATTAGCATTTGGAGTTTGACTTAAAGCAGAATCTAAAGTAATTACATTACCTACTAAAGCAATTACATTTTTAATTTCAATTTTACCATCAGGTAATATTACACTACATTTTTTATTGGTTCCTGTAAAAGTATTTAAATCTTGTACATTGTCTACAGTAATTTGTGTTGTTGTTGCAGATTTTATTCGACCTGATCTTCTTTCTCCTGCTCTAACAGGATCATTAATTGAAATTACTGCTCCAGGGCGAACAATAGATCCTGCATCTATAGATGTAGTAAATGTCACAATTTCTGATTCTTCTTGTTCACTAAATAAAATAGCTTTGCCAAGACGAGCAGCAGCCCCTCTAGAGGTCAATCCGAAACCTTTAACATCTTTTTTAACAATTCCTAACTTTGCTCTAGCAGTCGTATCCTCTACAATTTCATAATCTATTTCTCGGCTATCCATATTGAAATAAGAAACACTTATAAGTGTATGTCTTTGTTTAAGACTCGTACCAGAATATGTAAACCCTCCCTCTGTTACATTAGCCAAACTAAATAAATAACTAGAATCTGTAGGTCTATCTTGTGCAAGACTTATCTTTCCAGCTGCCCAAATAGGGTAAGCTCTCATAATCCCAGCTATTTCATTAATTAAAGTAAAAGCCTCTTTTGATCCTTGAATATTTAAATTGCAGCTAAATCTTGCTTCTTGACCCCCAAATCCATCACTTACTAATTCATTAGAATATTTACTTGCCTCTATAAAAGAGAATAAATCAATATTAGAATCGGCTATATGTGTACCAAACCCATACCTTTCAGTAGTAAGAAGATCAAGTAATATTAAACTTGGGCATGAGCACCATTGAGCAGCACCCATTGTTCCATTAAAAATATACCCACTTGGATAGTGTATAAAGCCAAAACTACTTACAGTTCCAAGTTGCAAATTATCTGCATCAGCTTGATTTCTAACTACGGTAGGAGTTCCAGAATTATTAGCACCTGCTCCTGGAATCCTTACCTTTATGCCACGAATACGAAAAGCTCTTGGAGGAATACTACTGAATTGCTCAGAATCAAACCTTAAATTCATATAAGCACTATCAGGATAAGATTGTTTGTTATCAAATAGTTCTGTTATTGTTGTCCAATTAAAAGCATCAACTAATTGACCACCAGGAGTTGCATCTGCTGTTAGTCTTATTACTTTAATTTCTATAGGAAATGCACCAGTAAAATCAACTCGATAATCTTTTTGATAAGCATCAGCAGTTCTTCCTGTAACAGTATCACTTAAAACATCTGAAAAACCACCATTATTATATTGAACTTGTATTTTTAAAGAAACCGAACTACCTAAAATATCTCCTTCATCATTTGTTTTTTGAATAGCAGGAAATGTAATAGTTACTCTTACTGCATCTGGATTATCATTTGGACTTCTATCAATAATTTGTCTTGTAACTCCACCACCTGATTGTGTGACTACGACTCCAACACTTGAAGAACTTTGACTTCCTACTATTCCAGGTATGTGATTTTGACTTGCAGTACCAAATCTAGGAGTTAATTCAACATTTTGAAAATTAAAATCAGAATCAGACGGGTTTGTATTACTTGCTGACGCATTCAGAATAGGTGTGTTATCAAGAATAATATCTTTTAATGAGGCTGTATTATAAGTTTCTGTTCCTTTTGTTAAACCTGCTTTTGAAGGAGTAGAAAAGCCCTCTATTTCTCCTTCAGAAATGAGATCTTGAATAGTTGCAAATTGTTTACTGTTTAATGTGTCAGGTTCTCTGGTTGGTTTTCTGTTTCTATTGTTGCCTCCAAATAAACCACGAAAAGCTCCTCCAGATCCAATAATTTTTTTAGTCATGCATGTACCTGATTAGTGTCTATTCCAGCAGAAATAACAACAGAACCTGTAATTATCTCTCCATAAACTATAGGAATACTTGTGCCTGCTCTTGATGTATTTTGTATTCCACTAAAACTAAAAGATATTCGTGGATCTTGATCATTTTCAAATTTTTCTGGTTGTTCTTGCGGAAATAATAAATTACTTACTCCTGAAAGAAGTAATCCTAAACCAAGATTACCTAAGCTAGCAGCTAAAGGACTTGCAGCAGCACCTCCTGTAGCAGCAAACTGTAATCCAACTATTCCAGCTCCTCCTGAAGCAATAGCAAACCCTACAAGTGCTGCTCCCAAAAGAAAACCCCCATCTTCTCCTCCAGCTCCGCTAATAATAGGTACAATACTTATTTCTGCTCTTCCTGTAGGGTCATGTATTTGTTCTTTTGTTATAGGAATATCATTAACTAAAACTTTATAATATTTATCTGCCATATATGATTCAACCTTTGGAAAATTACATAGTAAAAATTTAATTACATCAGCAGTAGAATTTACTACAGCTTCAAATTCTTTATGTCCAATGAATTCTGCTAAATCTCCGTAGAGTTTAATTTTTTTGAGCATAACGTAACCTCTTACCAGTACATTTTAATAACCATTCGGAATAAGGTTCTTTACAAGATAGTCTATCTGCTAAATGATGCAAAACCATCCCATCTATAAAAATAGCTACATGATTTAAACCTGGAGATCCTATAGACATAAATAATAAATTTCCATTCTCTAAAGGTTCTTCTGATCTTAATTCTCTAAAACCAGTTCTCCAAGCACATTGTTCAAATAATGGATTTAATAAAAATTCTTCTGGAGTTGTAGGTCTTTCCCAATCTCGTAAAGTAATATTTTTTTCTTGTTTATACCAATCACGAACTAATGACCAACAATCAGTAACTCCCCAAACCCACGGTCTACCACATAATTCTGGAACATAACCATCTGGAATACATTCGCCCCATTCTTCTGTTTTAGGATTAACAATATACCACGGAAGTTTACTATGTTCACAACTAATACGATCTGCCTGACTTGGTGTTGGAGGTGTTACAGGATGGCTATGAATTATTGCAATTATTTCTCCTAAAGAATCTGCTTTTACATAATCTTCTGGATCAAGAATAAAACATTGATTTTTATTTAAAGATAAATTTCTACATGGATAATATTTTTCTTTACCTCGAATATTTAACAATAAACCAACAGACTCATTTGGATCTTGTTCTTTTGCATGTGTTAATGCTTTGTCTCGCCAACTCATTAATTAAATGTACCTATAGCGGGAAAGATTGAACGGGTGCATTGTCTTTTAGGTGCTTTAATTCCTGCCATATCCCATACTTGAGCGAGTTCTAATTCGACAATATCTCTATTTTCTGTAGACTTTCTATCAACAAAATAAATTTCCCTATCAAATTCTGCAGTAGGATCAGCAGTTGGATTGGAATTACCTGAAAAATTTACAGCATCTAAAAATTTTGCCATAGTCGTAATTCTTGTAACCGTCGCTCCAGTAAGATCATTACCTGTCGTAGTTTGATTAACACTTAG